TTATTCGGCCTTGGATGCCTTGGCCTTGAGGGTGCTTGCGCCGATGACGACGCCGATGGTCAGGGCGACGGCGTTGATGGTGGTCGCGGCCGGATCGGCCCATGTCCAGCCCCATACGGGGCCGAGTGTCTGCACGAGCACGCCGATGGCCGGCAGCACGATCAGCGCGAGCCATTTGAGCACGTCATAGGCTCGGTTCGGCAGCAGCCAATCGGGCACGGTCGGCTCCGTGCCGGAGGTCTTGGGTTCGGTGTTTTCGTCGGTCATATTGTCCTCGATTCTCTGGATATGAACCTAGGAACCTCGCCCGGTGTCGGGTTCAGGGTTCCTAGGTAGGGTTCGGGTTCTCAGTAGCGCAGCACCTCGCCGGGGTAGATCACGTTGGGGTTGCCGCTGCGATAGCCGGTGAGCTGCGTGTAACTGATGCCGAGGCGCGCCGCGATGCCGCTGAGCGTGTCGCCCGCGCGGACGGTCACGGTACGGGTGGCCGGTGGCGCGTTGCTGCCGGTGGCGACGCTGCCGCCGCCGTTGTAGGTGACGACCTGACCGGGGTAGATCAGGTTCAGGTTGCCGCTGGGCACGCTCCACCTGGACAGCGGCCACAGGCCGGTACGCGAGGCGATGCCGCTCATGGTGTCCCCGGAGCGGACGGTCACACGTGTCGCGGTGGGGGCCGTGGCCTGCGGCGTCTGCGTGGCAGCGCCGGCGTTGAGGCGTTGGTTGACGATCGCCATGACCCTGTCGTAGTTCGCGCCGAGCGCGTCGCGCCGCTGCTGGCCGTTGCCGTAGTCGCCCCTGATCGTGGCGGTCGCGAGGGCCTGTAGGTCGATGGTCTGGGTCGGCGGCTTCTCGGTCTGCGGCGGCGTGGCCGGCTTGGCCGCGCCTGCGGGGTTGGCGTAGGCCTGCCATTGGCCGGCGTCGCCACGGAAGTAGTTGAGGTCGAGCGGCCCGTTGTAGCCGTTGACCCAACCGTTCGAGGTGTACTGGCGCATGGCCTCGCCGTAGATCGCGTAGTTCCACGGTCGGCTCTGGTAGCCGGTCGGCGCGTTGCTGGCGTACTGGGCGACCCACAGGCCGCAGTTGGCGCGCACGTCGCCGGGTATCTGGCCCAGCGCGCTGGCCTGCACGTACACCATCGGCCATACGCCGGTGAGCGTGTGGACGCGCTGCGCGAACCGGCGCACCCAGTCGCTGTTGCCCCACTGGGCGTTCTGGTAGGACTCCCAGTCGAGCACGAGCACGGCCTTGCCGATGTAGTCCCTCGCCCGGCCGACGAAGTAGTCGGCCTCGGACTCGGCGTTGTTGCCGCCGGCGTAATGGTACAGGCCGAGGCTCTTGCCCCGGTCGGTCACGCACTTGGCCTGGGCGCGCCAGCTCCCGTTCTCGAAGCCGACGCCCTGACTGACCTTGACGACGGCGAAGTCGTAGCTGGCGGTGCAGGTCACGTTCGCGGCCTGCCAGCCGGACACGTCGATGCCGACCATGTCGGCCATGGCGATGGCCGGCGTGGCGGCGAGCAGCATTGCCACGAATGCCGCGATGAGGGCCTGTAGCGGCTTGCTTTTGTTCTTGAATCTGCCCAAAATTCGGTTCCTTCCTGTGTGTTGGGTGGGCATGAAAATAGCCCCGCCGGGATCGGCGAGGGCTAAGCCTGTGGTTTTCTCGGGGCGATCGGCGCGTCCTGTATGTCCTGATTGACTTGGGTGCCGTGGCCGTTGCCTCCGAGGCTGTGGTAGCTGTCGTAGACGAGCTGCGCGGTCTGTTTGGCGGTGTTGTCGGCGATGCCGTCGTTGGCGACCATTTCGCGCTGCATCTGTTCGAGCTTGCACAGCAGGAGCACGCGCACGCCGGTCTGCATGGCGTCGGATTTGCGTCGGTAGCCGCGCCACCATCCGAGCATGTACCCGCCCAGGGCGGTGATGATGCCGGTGACGGCCCAGACGGTGAGCTGCTGGGCTATGGGGTTCACTCTCCGCTCCCCTCGTCGAGGCCGGCGATGTGTGCCTGTACGGCTTCGCGGCACGCTTCGGGCACGTCGTCGATGGTCTTGCGGCCGGCGATGACGAGGCGGGCGTAGACGCGGATCATGGCTTTGCTCATGCTTCACCTCCCGCGAGGAGCTGGTAGATTTCGGCCAGAGCCTCGTCCTGATCGAGGCTTGACGCTTCCAAGTCGCCGAGACGCCGACTGTCCGATTTGGACGCCTGCAAACAGTCGAGCCAAATGCTGTCGGCCTGTTCGATGGTTTCCTGTTCGGTCAGGTCGCGCACGGTATAGGCTTCGTCGGCGGTGTATTCCGTCCACGTGGCATCGCCGTCCTCGTGCACGACGGTGGCGATGTTGCGGCGGATGCGGATGTCCGCGAGGCCGTCGCCGCGCGGGTAGTAGCTGACCTCTTCGAGGGGTTCGGGGCTGGATACCGTCTGGAGCATGGTGGTGCCTTCCTGTGTGTGATGGGCGTCGCGCTGAGGTATCGGGTCGCGCGGCGCATGGTTGAATCGATGCGGTGCCTGCGTCGGTATCGGACGCTGTCGCTGTTGCGCAGGTACCCGTAGTAGGAGCAGCAGCGGCGCGCCATGTACTCGTTCATCGGCCGGCGGGCCGCGCGGTTGAAGGTGCGGCGGGCGCGGAGGAACACGCCGCTGCGGATGTTGACGCGGCCGTGGGGTCGGAACGTGTACCCGACCATGTCGATGGGTTCGAGGTCGAGGCGTTTGCAGTTCCATTCGGGATGCACGTCGAGCTTGAGGGTGTCTTGCAGGTAGTGGACGATGCGGCGTGCGGCGATCTTCAGATCTCGTTTGGAGGTGCCGATGAGCAGCAGGTCGTCCATGTACCACAGTTGGTGCGTGATGAGCCGGCGGCGGGTGATCTCGCCGGTGCGCCGGCTGGTGCGTTCGATGGTCATGGCCGGCGATTCGATCCAGTGGTAGGCGTGGCTGAGGTAGTAGTTGGCGAGCCATTGGCTCAGGTGGCTGCCGATGTTGAGCCCGTTGCCGCCTTGGTATCGGTCGATGAGGTGGAACACGAGGCGCAGCAGGATCGGGTCGCCGACGTCGCGTGTGAGCATCGCCTTCAGGGTGGTGCGGTCGATGCTGGGATAGTATTTGCGCACGTCGAGCTTCACGAACCATTTCGAGCTGCGTTCGCGTGTCCATCGTTTGATCGCGCGGCGGGCGTCGATGGTGCCGCGATTGGGGATGCTGGCGGTCTGCCATCGTCCCACCTTCGCGTCGAACAACGGCTGGAGGGCCATGACGGCCACATGGTCGTAGATTTGGTGGCGTACCGATTCGCGGCCGATGACGCGATGCTTGTTGCTGATCGGTTCGATGCGGTTGAAGTACGTGATCCTCGTGTCTCGGAAGCGGCCTTCGCGTATCTCGTCGGCGATCCGCATGGCGAGCCGGTCGAGGTCTGGGTGGGTTTCGAGGAAGCGGGTCACGTCGCGGCGGGATCGTTTGCCCTTGAGGTAGTGGTCGATCGCCCCGCGGACGAACATGGGCGTGGTGCAGCGGGTGTGCTTGCAATGGGTTTTCAGAGCGTTTCCTATCTGGACTATGCCGGCGTTCCCTGTTGCTGGAGGGGTTCGGGTACCGGCCGGGTGCTCGGTTTGATTTTCGGCTGGACCGTGGCTTGCCCTCTCACTGGCTGGCGTGGAGGGTAGTTGTGGCGTAATGATCGTGTTGACAGGATTGACCGGATATGCGGCCCCCGATGTTCCACCTGCGGTTCGCGAGGTCGTTCCTGAGGTTCGCGGCGAAAGCGCCGTACTGCACCCCATCCCTGAGGTTGCCGAAGCGCTGCACCACGCACGGACGTCGGAGGCGTACCGCCACAAATCCCAAAAGGCTGCGAAACGTCATGAGGGGGCTTTCGCCCCCTCGCTGCGCTTCACCCCCATCGCACTGCGGCTACGCCTTCGTGCGACCGAGCGCAGAAAGGCGGCCCCCGATGCCCCACCAGCGGTTCGCGAGGCCGTCCCAGAGGTTCGCGGCGAAAGCGCCGCACCGCACCCCATCCCAGAGGGCGCCGAAGCGCCGCACCTGACGGAGGCCCTGGGATACGAGAGGGTTGGCCCCGACGCCGTCGCACATGCCGGTGGTGCTCGTCGCGCCAAGTCCCGTGGGGATGATTACGCCGTTGGACACGGTGAAGTCCTCGGCGTATCGCCATGAGTTGTCCGTGGTCTTGTCGCGTGGTGTGAATTCGCCGATTTTGGTGTAGTTCGCCGTCGATGTCTTGCTGGCCTTGGTGATGTCGAACACGCGGTAGATGTCGAGTCGTCCCTTGTCGTCGCTTTCCTTGACGGCGTTGACGATGAGGTCGGCGTCGCTCTCGTAGACGCCGTTGAATAGTTCGATGCCTTGCAGCCGGATGGGCTGGTGGTTTGCGGTGAACGCGGCGGATGGGCGGCCGTCGGTGCCGAGCAGTTTGTCGGTGGCCCCGGTCTTCCACGGCATGCTGCTGACGAAGCATGCGGTGGTCGTGGTGATGGGGGTTCCGTCGAGGTTGAGGGCGGTGTTGTTGGCGTCGAGGTTGGTCTTGCTCAGGATGGTGCGCGCCCGGGCGGCGCTGTAGTTGCCGGTGTTGTTGCGTTCCTTGTCGGTGCCGATGTTGATGGTGCTGCCGATGTCGAAGTTGCCGGCGGCGCTGGTGGCGATGATGACGCGCTTGACGCCGGTTTCGGCCTTGGTGACGGCGGTCTGCGGCGTGTACTGCCAGCAGCCGCCGAGCACGTCCGAGTTTTTGGTGGCGTATTTGAGCATGAGCATGAGCTGGATGTAGAAGGTGTCGCCGGCGCATCGGCCGGCGTAGCCCTTGCCTTTTTTGAGCGCGTAGTCGATGGCTCGGTTCTGGGAGCCGAATTCTCGGTCGATCTCCTTGCCGCTGACGGACAGTGGGCGTTGCTGGGAGTCGAGGGAGGCGGCGTATTTCGCGAACAACAGGCATGGTCGTTTGCTGCCGTCGGGCAGCAGCACGCCGGGCAATGGTGTGTAGCCGTCGTATTGGGTGTCGCTGTAGAGGAATTCGTTGTGGGTGCTCGTGGCTTCGAGCTTGTAGTATCCGGGGCATGTCATGACGTACACGTCGCCGTTGGTGCCGTCGCGTTTGAAGCGGGTGTCGATGCCGTCGATGGCGGTGACGTGGGGCACGCCGTCGTCGTCCACGGTGGCGTTCACGTCCCACACGCGGAAGGCGTTCAGGGGCGCGTAGTCGTCGCGGCCGGCCTTGTCGTTGGTGCTGATCTCGATGGCCAGGTTGGCGTTGTCTCGGGTCTTCACGCCGGCTGGCGTGTTGCTGTACGTGTATTTGGGGAATTTCACGCCGTATATCTTGCCGTCCGTGTGGGCGGTGAAGTAGGCGGCGATGTTGCCGTATTCGCCCTTGGTGGAGTCGTAGGAGAATCGCACGCCTTGGGCGGCGTTCTTGTGGACCTTGGCGATGAGCTGGGCGGTGTCGGCGAGGGTCATGACCTTCTGCGCGTTCGCCATGATGGCTCCTTCCTGTTTATCGGTTGATGATGTCGAGCGCCCAGTCGATGTCGGACTGGGTGAGCGGCGGGATCGTTTCGGCGTCGGACAATGCCGGCGCGATCACGGTGTCGTACTGGGCGTCTATGTCGGCTTGGGTCGCGAAGACCACGCCGGCGGCCGCGCTGGCCGCGATCTTGGACTTGCAGTCGTCGGAGAGCTGCCGGTATTCGATCACGCTGGTGCGTGCCGCGTTGGCGGCGTCCCTGGCCTCGCCGGCCGCGCTGACCGCGTTCCTGACGGCCTTGTTCGCGTCGTCGATGAGCTGTTCGAGGACGTTCATCTGATCCTGAGCGTCTGGCGCGGTCGCGTCGAACACGGCTCGTTCGACGATGCCGTGGAAGTTGCGCGAACAGGTCCTCGTGCCGTTGACGCTGACCTCGATGCCCATGAGGATCGCGCCGGCGTGCTGCAACGCCTTGCGCGGCACGGCGACGCGGTACGTGGCCGTGGGGGTGCCGAACACTGCCGGCATGCTCACGCGGTCGCCCAGCCCGCTGCCGGGCGTGGTGTTGTATGCGAGCGCGACGGTGATTCCGTCGGTGCTGGTGATGGGGGTGCCGTTGTCGGTGAGTTCGACGGTGATGGTTCGGCCGTTGATGTCGCCGGCGTTGAGGCGTATGTCTGCGATGTAGCCGTTGGCTAGGTCGAGTTGGATGGGTTCGCCTGTGGCTTCGCGGAAGCTGTCAAGCGTTGCCATTGGTGTCGTCCTTGTTGAGTTGGTCGGTGAGGCGTTGGTTTTCCTTGGCGAGTATGTCGATCTGGGCTTGGAGTGCGGCGATTTGCACGGTGCTGTCGGCGATCATTTCGCGGAGTTTGCCGATCATGGCCGGGTAGAGGTTTTTGTCGTCCATCAGTCGTGTTCCTTTCCGTTGTCGGTGCGGGTGAGTGATTCGATGAATCGGTCGGTTGCGCTGGCGATGTCGTCGGCGTGGTCTGCGAGGAGGTTGTCGAGTTCCGTTGATTCGACGCCTGCCGGCAGCGCGATGGTCGCCGGGGTGTCCGTTTCGTCGGCGGATGCGATGGCTGTGGCGGCGGATGGTAGAGGTGGGAGGCCGAGTAGTCCGCGCGTTTTGTTGCGGCCGGCGGTGAGCTGATCGTCGGGTGTATTGTCGGCGAGCGCTGTGGTGGTGTGAGCGTTGATGGCGTTTTCGATGGCGTTGTAGGCGCTTGTCCATGCGGTTTCGCCGGTTTCGGGGTCGGGGTCTGGTTCGCCGTTGTTGCGGACGTGGAGGATGGCGGCTACGGCTTCGGTGTCGGTTTCGATGCCGAGGAGTGTGCGCCATGATGCGATTGCGGCGAGTGGTATGGCGTCGTGGCGCATGGCGGGTGTGGGTGGGGTGGTGGTGATGGTGGTCATGCCGTCGGTGACTGCGGCCGGCGGGGTGGTGTCGGCGGTGAGGGGTCGGTCTATGAGGAGGGTGGGCTGGCCGTTGATGGTGGTGACTTGCATGGTGTCTCCTATTTTTTGAGGAATCCGATGGTGTTGAGGTAGTAGGTTTTGGTGCCGTTGAATAGGTTGCTGTTGTTTACGTTGATGGAGAGGTTGGAGACGACGCCGGTGCTGGTGTTGTAGTTCCAGTGTGAGGTGACGTTGGTTACGACCTGCGCCGGCCCGGTGGATACCCATATGAGCCATCCGCTGGCCGTGCAGTCGGATACGGTGCTCCATATCAGCGCCCAGTCGTCGCCTCGGTGGTCGACGGTGGCGACCGCCTTGTAGGAACCGTATTTCGCGGGATTGGAGGATGTGAAGGTGTATTGCGCGTATTTCATGGCTCCGATGTTTTGGCCTTCCCACCACACGGTTTGGAAGGTGGAGCGCCCGCCGGAGAAGCCGCCGAGGAAGCCTCCCATGTACAGGTATCCGCTGTCGATGTCGGCTTGGATTCCGACCAGGCCATTGGGGTCTCGCGCGGCGAGCGTGGCGGTCGTGTCCCCGGTCTTGGGAGACCACAGACTTAGGTAGGCACGCCTACTGCTGGGATCGGTCGAGTCATAGTCCTTTTCTGCGGCGAGAAACACGGTGCCGACCTTGGTGGTGTTGTCGTCGGCCTTGCGTTCGCCGATTCTGGCGAACGCGCCGGGGTCGTGCTCCGCGCGCCGCCCGCCGTTGAACGTGAGCGCGCTGACTTCGCCCTCCTGCTGCGTGGTGGACTCGACCGCGATGTACGGGTGCTGGTACGAGCCGCTTCCGTGGTAGAACTGGATGCCTGCGCCTTCTAAGGAGTCCGTGCCGGAGATTTCGGTCTGTTTGAAACTCGGGCTGATTTGCACCCTGTTGCCGGTTCGGGCGGTTCGGAAGGTGCCGGTCAGGAGGTTGTCGGCACCGTTCCCGTCGAGGTGGACGGTTTCGTTGCCGTTGGCGTCGGTCATGACGAACTGGCCGGTGTCGAGGTTCCAGTAGGAGCGTTTGCCGGTGATGACGCCGGTCTTCATATAGGTGGCGTTGATGTACAGCAGGCCGTTGGACAGGTAGAGGCCTTGTTTTTGGCCGTTGTTGGTGAGCTTGTTGAAGATGTAGGTCTGGGTGAGTTCTCCTTCGAAGGTGTCCACGTAGCTGCGGGCGGCGGTCTCGTCGGTGCATTGCAGGCCGGTCCAGTACCAGTCGGCGTCGGATGCGGTGGCGGTGTTGCGATCGACCTGCATCCACAGGCGTGCGGTTTTGGCGTTGGATGGCACGGTGTAGCTGCCGGACACGTATGTCCAGCCGTTCGCGTCGGCGGCGGATTGGGCGATGGTCTGCCAGTGGTTGCCGTTGCCGGTGTCCGTCCAGTGGATGCCGAAGCTGCTGGTGACATTGCCGGCCTTGCGGTATGCCCAGCCGGACAGGCGGAACGTGTGGCCCCGGAACGTGTCGAGCGGCCATCCGAAGTACGTGTCTCGCACGTTGCCCAGGTGGATCGCGCTCGTGATGCCCTCGGGGTGTGTGGCGGTCATTGTCTTGGTGAGTTTGCTCGCGCCGAGCTTGTCGAGGTCGTGGTCGGGGTTGCCGTTCGGGTTGCGCACGAGGTTGCTGCCGTAGGCCATGATCGCCTCGGCGTAGGTCTTCGCGCCGGACAGGGCCGTGTCGGCCTTGGCGGTCGCGTCGCTTTTCGCGCTGTTGAGCGTGCTGGCTCCCACGCTGTCGGCGTAGGTCTTGGCGGCGGTCTGCGCGTCCGTGGCGAGTTTCTGGGCTTGGGTCTGGGTGGCGAGGCTGGACGCCTTGTTGCCGTTGATGGTCGAATTGGCGGACAGGCTGAATTCGCCGGTGTCCATATCCCAGAAGTTCAGGCCCTTTTTGTCGGTGAGACGGCCGGCCTTGACGAGCGCCGCATCCAGTACGCCGGTCTTCATGTACGTGGCGTTCAGATACAGCAGTCCGCCGGACAGGTAGATGCCCTGCGTCTTGCCGTTGTTCGTCAAACGGTCGAAGATCGAGCGTTGGCCCAGAGATTCGTCGAGCGCGTCCACGTAGGCCTGCGCCGCCGCCTTCGCGGCCTCGCTGTCCGTTTTGGACTGCGCCTTGGCTGCGGTCAGCGCATCCGAGGCCTTGGTCTCGGCGTACTTCCTCGCCTCCGCGAGCTTGGCCGTATCGGCCGCGTCGGCCTGACGCTTGGCCTCGGTGATCGCCGCCTGTTTCGCCGCGTCGGTGTACGAGTTCGCGTCGGACACCGCGCCGTCGGCATACTGCTGGACGGTCTTGCCGCCGATGGTGCTGCGGGCGGAGAGGCTGAATTCGCCGGTGTCCATGTCCCAGTAGTTCAGGCCGGCGGCGTCGGAGAGACGGCCGGTGAACACGGTGTCGGCGAAGATGCCTTTGCCGTTGGCTAGCGCCCGGAAGTCCCAGTCCCCGTTCGGTTTTTTGTGGTCGGCGATGCGCCAGTAGCCGCCGCCGATGTGGATGCATTGGGTGGGGTTCTGGTCCTCGGGCTTGTCGTACACGTAGATGCCCTGGCCGGGTTTGAGGTACGTGTATCCGCCGGTGGCGTTCATGATCTGGTTGATCCGGTCGATGAGGTCCTTCATGTACGGGCCGGTGCCGCCGGCGGCGCTGTTCCATGCGCCGGAGTTGGATACGAGCTTGTCCAAGGCCTGCTGTTGGGCGGCCATGCGCTGCGTGTAGGATTGCCGGATGTTGCCGAGGGTGATCTTGGTTTCGGCGAGGCTGCCGGCCAGGTCTTCCTCGATCTGGAGGATGCGGCCTTCGAGGCGCAATGGTGTGGCGAAGCTGGTGTCGATGATCTGCACGCTGTCGCCTACGTCCGTGCCTTCCGGGTCGTATCCGGCTTGGCCGAGTGCGGTCACGTCGGCCGTGTAGGAGACGACGGGCGTGGTGCGGGTCTTGAGCGCCGCTTTGGTGAGGGCGAGAAGTTCCTTGGGGTCTTCGCAGTCGGGGAAGTCCACGCTTGCCTCGCTGTGGTGTTTGGTGCCGTCGGCTCCCACGATGCCCCAGTTGGCGAGCGCTTGGTCGTCTTGGACGTAGGGTTTGCCGTTGTTGACGTCGGCGAAGCTGATTTTGCGGCCGTAGCCTCCGGTGGGCTCGCCTTCCTCGTTGGTTTGTTCGACGCCTTTGCCCCAGCCGTAGAGGCGGGTGATGATGTCGCCGGCGTCGATGTCCCGTTTGATCTGGGTGAGGTCCTTGCCGTATTCGAAGCGTTTCGTGGTGCTGGTGGAGCCCCGGTGTTCGACGAGGTGGATGATGCGTTGGCCGATCCGGTTGCCGGTCGGGTCGGGCTGGTATTCGGTCTGGACTTCGAGCCCGTAGGTGTCGGCGGTCTTCTGGACGGCTTCGAGGACGGTGCAGTGGTAGAAGGCGAGGTCGGCGATGCGGGTGAGGGTGCCGGTCTCGACGGTGCCGACCGTCCACCGGGTGCCTTCCAGTGCCTTGGCGAGGCAGGCTTTGGCGTTCGCGTTGCGGTTGCGTTTGTCCTCGATATAGGTGCGAGACAGTTCGGCGATGCCGCCGGCGCAGTAGGCGACGGTGACGGGCATGCCTGCGGCGCGGGCGGTCTGGGTGGACTGGCACAGGTATTCCGCCCAACGGCCCATCGAGTCCTTGAACGCGATGCGTTCGTCCTTGTTGATCTCGCCGATGGTGGTGATATCAAGGGTGTCGGTGCCGTCGGTGGCTCTGGTGCGGATGGCTTTGATGGCGTAGGGCAGGTCGCCGAGCGGGTTGCCCCAGCGGTCGAAGATCATGTAACGCAAAACGTGTCTCCTAGATGAGCGTGAGCGGCCGGTACGCGAGGCTGGCGGCCGTGACGCCGGACGGGGTGATCGTGTTGGCTCCCGGCAGGAGCGGGAAGTAGTCGGAATCGAGCGTGGGGGTCATGAGGTTGCCGTTGACGCGCAGCCCGCGCGAGTCCGGCGCAGTATCGATGGTGATGCGCCCGGTGATCGCGGTGGCGGATGCGAACGTGAGCTTGTGGCCGTGCGCGTCCCGTATGGCGATGGTCTTGGCTCCGCTGGCTGGGGTGAGCGCCCATGCGGGCCAGCATGGCCGGTTGCCTTTGACATGGATCGCGTTCGCGCCCGTTTTGAGCGTGACGGTGCGGCTGCGGCCGACGAGATAAGGGGCGGCGGCGATGCTCACGGTGACGAGCGTGGCGACCTGCCGGGGGCCGGCCCACTTGTCCTCCCACGCGGAAAGGCTCATGCGGCCCCGGTATTCGCCGGGCAATCCCCGCCATGAGAGTGAGACGATGGTGCCGGCCAGGGCCGCGAGCTGCGTCTTGGCGGCGAGGATGTCGTCTTCGCCGCCGATCGCGTACAGGCTGAGCGTGATGGCGCGGTCGCCCATGTACGCGGCCCCCGAGGGGTCGGTGAGGGTCAGGTCGAGCCGGCCGTCCCTGCCGGGCATGTCCTGCACGCTCACCATGGGTTCGGCGTTGCCGATGGTCACGCCGTCGGAGGTCAGGGAGAGCATCATGCGCTCCAGCGGCGTGCCGTTGAGCGTGGGGTCTTCGACATGCGGCAGGCGCATGCGTCGCTGGTAGAACATGATGCTGCCCCCTTCCTGTTATCGGCCGAGTCGGGCCATGTTGTCGAGTTCGTAGCTCATTGGCTTGGCGAGCTTGCCGGCCATGACCTCGCCGCCGCGATCGGACAGGTTGAGCGTGATGCCGCCGCTGAGTGCCTGATCGATAGCGTCGATGATGTCCTGCTTGGTCGCGTACTCGCCTTGGCTGTCGTCGATCGTGTAGGCCATCCGGCCGCCCGTGACGCGGGTCTGGTAGGCGTATGGGGTTTCGAGCATGCCGGTATCGGTCTTCAGGCTCACGGTGGGGATCATGTCGGTCAGGCCGTCGATGCTGTCGGCGACGAGGCCGCTGGCCCTGTCGATGCCTTGGGCCATGCCGGCGGGTATCCATTTGCCGACCTCGTCCCTGAAGATGCGTGACGGGCTGTGGATGCCGAGCACGCCCTTGGCCCAGCCGACGAGGCTGCTGCCGAGGTTGCTGATCGTGTTCCTGACCCACTGGAACGCGCCGCCGATGCCGTTGATGAGGCCGCTGATGATCTGACGGCCCGTGTCGTACAGCCATCCGCCGGCCCCGCTGACCGCGCCGAGCACGGTGTCGCGGATGCGGCCGACGGTGTTCGACACGGATTGGATGCCGTTGGACACGGCCGATGTGATCCCGTGCCAGATGTTTCCAAGGAACGAGCCGACGCGGTTCCAGACGCTCGTCCATACGCCGCTGATGGCGTTCAGGACGGTCGAGATGGTGTTGCGCACATTCTGGATGCATGTGGACACCACGCCGCTGATCGCGTTCCAGATGGTGGATGCGACGGACTTGACCGCGTTCCAGACGGTCGTCCACACGCTCTCGATCGCGTTGAGGACGTTGCCGATCGTGTTCCTGATGCCGTTGATGATCGGCGTGAAGAACGCGACGATCTTGTTCCAGACATCCGTGAAGAACTGGCTTACGGCCGTCCATACGCTCGTCCAGATGCTTTTGATTCCGTCGAGGATGTTCGACAGGAACGCTTTGATGCCGTCCCATGTGGTCGTGAAGAACGATTTGATCGCGTCCCATGCGCCCTGCCAGTCGCCCTTGAGCAGGCTGAGGAACACGACGATGACGGTGCGGATCGCGTTCACCACGGTCGAGATGTAGCCGCTGATAAGCGTGAAGATCGTGCTGACGACGCTGTAGATCGCCGTCCATACGGTGCTCCACACGGTGTTCGTGCTGTTCATCTGCTGGGTGATGAACGAGAGTATCCAGCCGAACACGGTGTCGATGCCGTTCTGGATCGCCTGCAACGGGGCGACGATGAGCGCGCCGATCACGGTGAACACGTTGACGATGAAGTCCCGGACGCTGGTGAAGATCGTCGTGGCGGTCGTGCTGATGCCGATCCACACGCCGGACAGGAACGCGGTGATGCTCGTCCATGCCGTGGTGATGCCGCCACTAATCGTGACCCATAGGCCGGAGAGGAAGGCAACGAAGCCGTTCCATGCGTCGGAGGCACCCTGCGTGATCGATTGCCACAATCCCGTGAGGAATTCGCCGAGCCCGTTCCATACCGCCCTCGCACCATCGGCGAGCGCCGTCCATGTCTCGGAGAGCCATGAGGTGAACGCGGCCCATGCCTTGCGGCCTACCTCGGTCTGGGTGAAGAACCAGACGAGCGCGGCCACGACGGCCGCGACGGCGACGACGATCGCGCCGATGGGGTTGGCGGCTATGACGGCGTTGAACGCGCCCTGCACGGCGGTCGCCATCTTCGTGGCCGTGCTCCAGGCGGTCTGTGCGGTCTTGACGAGGCTCAGCCCTCCGGCCATCTGTTTGAGCATGGCGACGGGGCCGCCCAAGTCCATCATGAGCATGATGCCGTTGCTGACGCCCTTGGCTGCGGTCGTCACCGTAGTCATGGTGCCGGTGAGTGCCTGTAGGCCGCTGTTGAGCGCCTGATAGCCCTTGACTGCGGCGAACGCTGTGCCGATGCCGATGATGATGGGCGCGAGTTCCTTGCCGTGCTGGACGAACCAGTTGAATGTGTCGGCGACGAGTTTGATGCCGTTGGCGAGGCCGTCGGGAGGGATCATGTGCGCCCAGTCGATGACCATGTTGACGACGCCCATGATCGCGTCCCTGATGGTGTCCCATGCGCTCTTGAACGCGGTGATCGCGTCGTTTTCCTCCAGTTTGGAGTAGAGGCGCTGGAACCAGCCGATGACGCCTTGGATGCCTGCCTGGACGACGGGCACGGCGTTGGTGACGCCGTCGGCGATCCAGCTCATGCCGCCGGTGATGGCGGGTTTGACGCTGTCGAGCACGCTCGCGCCGAGCTTGACGAACGCGGCTTCGAGGTTGCCGGTGGCTCCCTCGATGGTGCTGGCGGATGTGGCGGCTTCCACTGCGGCGTCGGTGAAGCCGAGCGACATGATCGCGTCGTTGAATTCCTGCGCGGTGATCTGCCCGTCGGCCATCGCGTCGCGGAAGTTGCCGGTGTAGGCTCCGGCTTCCTTGAGTGCCTGCTGGATTTTGCCGCTCGCGCCGGGGATCGCGTCCGAGAGCTGGTTCCAGTTCTCGGTCGTGAGTTTTCCTTGGCCGGCGGTCTGGGTCAATACCATCGCGACGCTTTTGAACGTGTCGGCCGAGCCGCCGGCGACGGCGTTGAGGTTGCCTGCGGCTTCGGCGAGGCGGTCGTAGTTGGGCACGCCGTTGGCGGCGAGCTGGGCGGTGGTGTTGCGGATGTCGTTGAGGTCGTAGACGGTCTTGTCGGCGTAGTCCTGCGTGCTGGCGGTGAGTCGTTTGATCTGCTTCTCGCTGACGCCGGCGAAGTTCAGGGTGCTGGCGAACTTCTGGGCGCTGTCGGAGGCGCTGGTGATCTCGCCGGACAGGCCCATGAACGCTTCGATGGCCTTGCCCGCGACGCTTTGCGCGATGCCGGTGATGACGCCGAGTTTCGCGCCGAAGCCGCCGGCGAAGCCGTTGCCGGCTTTGATTCCGGCGGTGTTGCCGGCGGTTTCCGATGCGCTGCCGAACGCCGATTCGATGGCCTTGCCGACGCCCTTCATGCTGGGCACGACCTGCACGAACGCGGTGGCGATCTCGATTGCCATGCTATGCCTCCCTGATGGTGGTGCGCGGTGCGGCCAGGTATGCGGCCAGTTGTTCGTCATCCATCGCCACGGCCTCGCCGCCCGTGGCTTCGTGCCGGACGGTGCCGGGGCGTTGGAGCTGTCCGCGCCAGCGCGCGCCCTTGCGTGAGGCTTCCTTGGTTTTCGTCCAGGCGAGGAACGCGAGGCTGTCGCGGATGTCGGCGAGGAGGTAGGTCTGGTCGTCCCATGCGAGGCGCGGGTCGAGTTTTTGCCAGATGATGGCCTGACGTGGCAGGTTGGCGGCCAGTGCGGCCGCCAGGTCGGCGGGCAGTTCGCCCGTCCATATGAGGTCGGTGTTGAGCCCATAGAAACGCTGGAAGTCCGCTTCGAGCGCGTCGGGCGCTGTGGCGAGCATTCCTATGAGCGTCAGGAGTTTGGGGCGACCTGTTCGAGGAGCTGGGCGATGAAGTCGCTGACCTTGTCGATGCTCACGCGGCCGGTGTCGGGGTCGCGCAGCGCGTCCTTCATCGCCGTGTACTGGTCGCCGCACAGTTTTTTGAGGAAGGGGACGATGGCGAATGCGCCGCTGCCGTCGCCTTCCTGCGCGTTCTGGAGGTCGTAGAGGTATTCGACCATGTCGAGGTCGTTGAAGATCGCGGGGCCGACGGTGACGGTGACGCCCATGACCTCGACGGTCCTGGGCCGGTTTTTCGGGGTCTTGCGGTCCTGCGGCTGCCTGGCTGCCATATGCGTGTCCTTTCAGGGTGGAAGGGTGCGCCCGTCGGGGCGGCGGGCGCGGGGTGTGGTCACTTGTCGGCGATTGTCGCGGTGGTGACTTTGGCGATGTATTCGACGCTGGTGGCTCCGTTGATGAGGTCGCTGGGGTTGGCGCTCATGGTCACGCCGTAGCCGATGGCCTCGCCGGCGCTGTAGGTGGTGTCGTCGAATTCGGTGATGGTGCCGTCGGCGACGACGATGCGCTTGACGCGGTTGCCGGTCATGGCGATCTCGAACACGAGCACGAGGCTTTCGCCGGACGGGATGGCGTGGTAGACGGTGAGCTTGTCGGCGGTGCCGGTGACGTTCGCGGTGCCGAAACGCAGTTTGAGGCTGGCTTCGTTGGTTTCGATCATGTTGAACTGCCATGTCTCGCCGTAGCCGCTGATCTCGGACAGCACCTTGATGCCGCCCATCTCGTTGATGTCGGTGGTGTCGGTGTCGGTGGCGTTGGTGACGCCGTCCTCCGACAGGTAGCCGACGCAGGTGTAGGCTGCCGGCAGGGCGGTGGTCGCGTCGGAGGGCAGGGTGGTGCCGGCGGGCGCGTAGTAGAGGCAGCCGGTCTTCTTGGGCTTGCCGAGGCTGACGTTTTTCTTGTTGTTGTGGTTGGTTTCGGCCATGATGGTGCCTTTCGGATGGTGCGGCGTCGTCTTATTGGGTGGCGGCGTCGAGCTGGATGGTGATCTGGTATCGGGGCTGCGGCGGCGGGCCGGGGTCGGGGAAGTCGATGACGCTTTCCACGCCGACGGCGGCGATGGGGTCGAGCAGGTCGAGGTCGAGCAGTCGAGGCAGCAGCGTGCCGGTGGCGAGCTGGCTTGCCTGCCATCGGCTTTCCGCCCATACCCGTATGGCGAGGATGGGGTGGCTGCTGTATTCGAGTTCGCTGCCGCCGACCCGTTCGATGGTGACGAACCGTTTGGGCCGGTCGGCGGGCACTTCGAGGTATGCGGTCAGGCCGTCGCCGGCGGGGTCGGCGTCGATCCAGTCCTTGACCGTTTTTTCGAGGTTGAGGCTCATTGCCGTTTCACCGCCTTGAGCAGCGTGTTGTGTTTCGCGTTGTCCTCCATCGCCTTCACGTTGCCTTCGGAGCCGTGCCCGGTCGTGGCGAGCGCGACGCTGCCTTTGGGGGTGCTGACATGGGTTGCGGCCTCGTAGGTCGCGCCTTCGACCTGTGCCATGCCGTTGGCACGGGCGGCGATGAGCGTGGCCTGTCGGTCGATGGCCTGCTGGATGGGTGCGGATTGGCGTACCGCGCGGAAGCCGGCGAGGTTGAGTTTTACTTTCGCCATGGCGTGTGGTCTCCTAGCCTCTGGTGTCGGCGAGTTCGACGGTGAGGTTCCATCGGGTCGGGGTGATGCCGCCCGTGTAGGGGCGGGGGTCTCCGATCACGGTGTATTCGACGCCGTCGATGACCGCCTTGGCACCGCGCAGGCTCCGGTAGGGCCATGCGCGGGGCATGTGGATGGTTTTGGCGACTTGGATGCCGTCGGGGCGGATGCCGTCGGTGAGGTTCGACTGGCGGCTGTCCTGTATGAGCACGTCTTCGACGGTTTCCTCGCTGGTGTCCCAGATGATGCCGCCGCCGGGGTCTTCGCCTGTTTTGGTGCGGTGGATGAGGGTGATGGTCTCGCCTCTCATGCCGCGCCTCCTGCGAGGTCGTATGCCCATGCCTCGCCGTCGCCGCCCAACGCTTCCTTCTCGCTCGTGGTGAGGTAGAGGTCGCCGGCGGGGTTGGCGTAGCTCAGGCTTTCGCTGTAGCTGCCGGCGGTCTGGGTGGATTGGGTCACGCCCGACATGTCGGGGCCGGCCTGCATGGCTCGTTTGACGGCCATGCAGGCGATGCGCTTCAACGTGGCGGGCTTGGCGTTGGCCCATTGGGGGCAGGTGGTGCGGATCAGGTCGCTCGCGTCCTGCAGCAGCGTCTCGGCGCGGGTTCGTTCGTCGCCGGTGAGCGCGTGCCATCGGGCTTCGAGGTCGCCGACCTGCGCGAACGGCTTCTCGTCGTCCGTTTCGTCCTCTCCCCCGCCGGCCTGCGTCATGGTTGTGCCGTCGGACAGGTTGAGCGGGGTGCTGGGGTATCCGTCCATGCGGGGTCTCCTTAGGCGAGGATGCCGGCGGCCTTGAGCTTGGTCAGCGTGGCGTTGACCTTCGCGATGATGGCCGCCGAGTCGGCGGATGCGGCGAGCTGCGCTTCGGCCGCCTGCTGGAGCACGCCGCCGCGCGCGCCGGCGGTCGGCGCGGGCGGCGTGAACGTAGACGGCTTGCCGGCGATGGCCGACCATGCGATGGTTGCGACGCCTTCCGCGAACGGGGTGCCGTCGGGCTTGACCAGACGCACGGGAATGGACAGGCCGGTCTCGTCGGCCTCGTCGTGTTCCTGTACTACGAGCGTCTGGGTGAGGGGCGCGGCCATCACTTGCTCGCCTTGACGGAGGATGTGGACTTCGTGAGCACGGCGATGCCCTTGGGGTCGAGGATCGCGTAGGAGTACATGGCCTCGGTGCGGTAGGCGATCTGGTTGACGCCCTTGAGGTCCTTGCCGGTGTTGTCGGGGTCGCCGTATTCGATGATCTCGCTCCAGATGTCGCGCACCATGCCCCACTTGATGAGGCGGAAGTCGCCGAGGAAGGCGAGGATGCCGGTCGCCGGGGTGACGAGCCGGCCGTTGACCGTGCCGGACGTGGCGGCCGGGATGCCGTCGAGGTTGCCGACCTGGAGGTTGATCGGGATTTCCGGGTAGAAGCGCTGGCCGGTGGAGGGCACGCGAATCTTGCGCAGCTCGTTCGCCATGGTCTTGGACATGGCGATGCCGTTGATGTCGTACTCGTCGCTGACGACCTCGGCGAGGCTGTCGATGTCGGCGACGCGGTCGTCGGTGGCCGTCACGCCGACCGCGGTTTTGGCGAGCGCGTTGAAGCCGTCGAGGGTCGTCTTCTTCTTGGGGTCGAAGGCGTGGTAGATGACGTAGTCGAGGACGCGGCCCATCGCGGCGGCCTGGTCTGCCTGAATCTTGCTGATGATCTCCAGTTTGGCGTCTTCGTCGGCCCACTGGAGCTCGTTGCTGACGCGGGTGGTGGTCTGCACCTTGAAGCGTTTGCCGACGACCGGGGTGAGGGTTTCCTCGTAGCTGGACTTCTGCGCGCCTTCGGCGACGACCTCGGCTTCGGAATTGCCGGTGAAGACCATGTAGTCCTTGTCGAGGAAGAGCTGGGGTTCGCTCGGGGACAGTGCGGCGATGGTGCTGGTGTCCTTGGCGCGCTTGGTGATGACGGTGGCTACTTCCTTGGGGAGCAGCACCTTGCTGGTATCGAGTGCCATGATGATGGTTTCCTTTCAGATGAGGGGTGAGGAGGTGTTGGCCGGTTAGAGGCCGAGGTTGCGCAGGTAGTTGACCATGCTCTCGTTCGGGCCTTTGCCGGACGGCTGGCGGTCAGCGCCGTGCACGGCCGGGGCCTTGGGTTTGGGGTTGAGCAGCTCGTGGATGCGCTTGGCGTGCGATTGCATGGCTTCGAGGCTGTCGCCTTCGATCACGTCGGCGGGTACGCCGGTCTCGGCCGACACCTGCGCCTTCCAGTCGGCCTGCTGTTCCTTGGCCTTGTAGGCGGCTACCTGCGCTTCGAGTTCCTGCGTGCGCTTGGCGACCTTCTCGGTTTCGCTCATTTGGGATTCCTTGAGCTTTTCCAGCTCGTCGGCGGCGGCCTTGTTGGCCTTCGCTTTCTTTTCCCAGTCGCGCGAGTGGCCGAGCGCTTCCTTGTATTTGGCTTCCCAGTCGATCGGATCGCCGGCGTTCTCCGTGCCGGCCGATGCCGGCGGTTGCCCGGTGCCGCCGGTGGACTCGCCGCCTTCCGGCGGGGCCGCGACGAATCGGATGTGATGGGGTGTGGGGGTGAGGAACATGGTTGTTCTCCTTGTGGTTGAGCCCTTTCCGGGCATTAAAAAAGCCGCCCGTGCGGGTGGCTGAAAATCTGTTAGACTGGAATTGTCTTGGCTTCTCTACCTCGAACCCGTTATTGGCTCTGGGAGTGAGAAGCCGTTTCCGTATCGCGTTCGACCCTGACGATGTTCCCGTCGTAGTCGATGAGCAGAACGTAGTCGAGACGTCTGCGTCGAAGCGATGACCGTATGTAGTCTTTGCAGGCTTCGGCGTCCAGTTCCGTTCTTTCCTTTTGCAGATGAATGACTGCGGCGTCTCCTTGGCGGGCTGCGGATCGGAGAAGCTGGTCTATGGTGTTTTTGCCGTGTCCTTCCGGCGCTTTGAAGTCCACTCGTTTACCGTTGATGATGGCGTCTGATGTCTTCACGCCTTGTTTGTCGCTTCTTTCGCGCACTGTCACGGCAAACCCGTTGTCTTTGAGGGCGTCGAGCGTTTTGCGTTCGTGCTTCTGAAGTTCGGACCACGCCCTTGCGCTTTCCACGGAGGGTTCCGGCGTGGTGCCGTCGTACAGCCATCGACGGTCGCGCTGGCTCATTTCCTCGGTGATGCGATGCGTCGTCCACAGGTTGTAGTCGTCTATCTCGCCTTCGTCTTTACCTGCGTCCTTCATACGGGCGACGTATTTTCCATATTCGTCGCGATTGAGCATGCCGGCGATCGTCTTGCGGCATTGCAGGTATCGGGCTTTCATGCCTTCCGGGTCGTAGCCTTTGACGTGGGCTTCTCCCCAACTGGATACGATGCGGCAGTCGTCGTTCTTGTGATATCGATTGTCCCGTCCGCCGGCCTTTTCCTCGCTCCAGTAGACGAAGCCTCGCGAGGCCATGAGGATGCAGAACGCGCAGGTCGGGCCGACCGGAACGCGGGCGTAGCGCGGTTGCGAGGGATCGTGCTCGCCGTTGAATTTGGCCGTGAGTCGTGCTGTGACGCCCACGATGTCGGCGGCGAGGTTCATCCATTCGTCTTGTCCGTATCCGTCGGTCTTCATGGCCCATAGGTCGTCCATCGTCAGCCCAGCGCGACTGTGGTGGTTGATGACGTCCACGAATTTGAGTCCGACGTGGTCGGTGCTGTTGTATCCTCCGACGATCTGCCAGAAGGCGCGATCCGCGCTCACTCGGGATGGCGTGTAGGCCGGCAGGTCGACGCCGGCGGCTTCTGCCCATGCGGAGCGCACCGCGTCATAGTAGTCGTTGGCGACTTGGTTGGCGCGATCCGCGTAGGTCTCGAACACTTCCGTGCGAAGGTAGTGCAGCGGGTCTTCAAAATTGTCCCACGCAACTCCGGCCGCGAGCTGCTTGGCCTCAAGGGACAGGTCGGCGAGCGCGTCCTGATAGTCGTCCCAGAGGTCGTCAAGATGGGTTTGGAATGCTTGGCGCTGCTGTGGAGTGAGGTTGTTCAGCGGCAGGTTGGCCGGTTTGCTGCTCATTGGCTTCGGCCTCCTTGCCGTCGGTCTTGGCGATCGTCAGTTTGGCCCTGAGCTCGTCGATGGATTGCTGCGTGCGCTGCTGGCGTTCGTAGGCCCGGTGGGCCTTGATCTCGTCCCATGTCAGGCCGGCGCGGGTGAGTCCCACGTCGCTGTCGGCGAAGGCGGGGTTGGTGGATGCGACCTTCTGGTACCAGTCGGCGCGGGCGGCGTCGCTGGTTTCCTTGACCGGTGCCCAGATGGGTCGCAGTTCGCGCAATGCGTCGGGGTCTGCGCCCTGATAGGCCAGTGCGATGCTCATGGCTTCCTTCAACGCGCGGCCGAAGCGTTTGTTTTGCCGGTCGGCGGTGCGGGACAGTTTGCGTTCGGCTTCGGCCATGGCTTCGGCGCTGGCGGGGTTGTCCATGGTGATGCCGAGGTCGTTGACGGGGATGTCGGTTTCGGAGCTGACCATGAGGGCGATGGTGCGCAGCATGTCGGCGTGCGGGGTCATGGATGCCTGCTGGAGCTGCTGCATGGTGGGCTTGTCGCCGTTCTTGTTGGCGGGCATGCCGTTCATGACGCTCACGATGCTGCTCCATGTGTCGTCGGTGAACTTCTTCGACGCTCCGATGAACCACACGCGGGGGGCTGCATAGAATTCGGCGGTGGCCTCCATGCGCACCATGGTTCGCAGGCCGAAGTCGGTCAGGTTCATGAGCGTGCGGGTGATGCGGCTGTTGCCCAGCGGATGGTAGGACTGGGCGTCGTTGACGAGGGGCACGACGCTTGGCCGGTCGAGGTGGGTTTCGATCGTCCGCGCCGTCCACTGGCCTTCGCTGTCGTCGATTTCGTAGACCTTGCCGGGCAGCCATGCGGTGAATGCGGTGATGCGCCCGGTTCTGTCGTCCTTGTCGGTGATGGTCAAGGCCGAGCCGAGGCGGCGGCGTCGGCGGTCCCAGATGCCCGCGCTCCAGTCGGCCGAGCGGGGCAGCATGAGGATGCGGCCGGGTTCGTCGGGGTCTTCGCACACGGTGATGAAGCTGCATCCGTGGATGTAGGCGCTGGTGATCGCCTCGGAGACGTCGGTGTCCCATGCGTTGTCGTCCACGAGTTCGTCCACCTGCGCCTGCAGCGGGTCGGGCGCGTCGAAGCCCTCGAACACGTTGAGGTCGGCGAGCGCTCGGACTGCTTTGTTGGGCCATCCGATCATCGGTTTGGCGAGGGCGCGCATTTGTTTGGGGATGCTGTAGGCGACGCCGTTGTATCGGTATCGGGCTTGGTAGTATTCGGCTCTCAGCATGTTGCGTGCGTAGTGGTCGCGCCATGTTGTGAGGAGTTTTTGGATGGTGGGCATGTCGTCGTCTTCGACGCCTTTGATGCGGGTGATGTTGGCGGATTGGACGGCGAGGTAGGCGTCTTGGGTGGCGGGGTTGGTGATGGCGAGGCCGTTGCGGTCGGTGGCGGGCATTAGAACCATGTCTCCGTTTCTTGGGTGGGGTCTCTTCTGGTGGTCATGGCCCCGTGGAGGGCGAGGGTGACGGCGTTGAGTGGGCTGATGTCGGTGTCGTCGTCGGGTCGGTTCCATCCGAAGAGTCCGTTTTTGCCGATGGGGCGTGTGGTGGCTTTGGCGGCGGCTTGCCAGAGTGGTTGTTGGCCGTCTTCGGGCAGGTGGGTGAGGGTGCCGTCTCTGAGCATGTCCTGGAGGCGGCCGCAGGCGCGGCCCATGTCGGTGGCGGCGGTGACGGTGACGGCGACGCCGGCCTGGGCGAGGTCGGGCAGGAGCGCGGTGGCGGGGCTTTGCCCGTCGATGACGAGGCTGGCGGTTTGTTCCCAGACCTTGTCGATGAGGTTGACGGCCCACATGGTGCCGTCGTGGTTGGTGTCCCTGTATTCGGCGAGTTCGATGTGGGCGGTGTTGTCGTCGTATCGCATGCATGCGCCGATGGTCAGGCGTGTGCGTTGGGGGTTCATGTCGATGCCGAAGCTCATGACGCCGCCGGGGCGGCGGCGCTCGATGGTGGCTTCCTCCCATTGGCGGCGGTCGATGGCTTGGCTGAGGGCGTGTTCGTCCCAGATGCCGAGGGCCTCGCGCCGGAAGTCGTCGCCGGTGAGGTTTTCCCACAGGTTGGCGATGGATTCGTCGCTGGTGTGGGACGGGTAGCTGGGGTTGGCTTTCCTCCATTGGTCGCGGTCGAGGGGGTCGGCGTCGCGGTCTGCGGTGAATTCGACGTAGAGGGTGCTGTGGGTGCGGCCGGCGCGCGCTTTGTCCCTCAGGCGGGTGAACGCTTCGCCGTTGTCCCTTGGCCCGGGCGGGGTGCCCATGTAGATGGTCTGGGGGTTCCAGGCGCGGTTCTGGGTCGGCAGCATCGACGCCATCGCCGAGTCGGACAGGTGCTGGGCCTCGTCGATGACGAGCAGGGCGATCTTCTTGACGCCTCGCAATGCGCCTCGTTCTCGCGCGCGGAAGAAGATGCGCGACCCGTTGCGGAAGCGTATCTCCTCTTTGCCGGCGGCGAGGCTGATGCCGTGGTCGGGGTCCACGAGACCGCTCATCTCCGGCCTGAGCACGATCGCGCACAGGCTTTCGAACGTGTCCTTGATGACGCTGAAGTGCTGCGCCGTCCACACGATGCGCATGCCGGGGGTTCGGGCGGCGCGGTGGATCGCGACCCAGCCGATGTCGTAGGTCTTGCCGGTCTGGCGCGGGATCGACAGCACCGTGTTGCGGGCGCTCCAGAAGCCGTCGGCGCTTTTCGCGAGGATGATCCGGTTGATCTGCCGCTGCCAGACGTCGAACCGGTCGCCCGCCGCTGCGGCGAGCCTGTTGAGGCTCGGCTCTCCGCTGGTGTACAAATCGTCGGGGATGATCTGGCAGCTCGCCCCGTCAATCCTCGTGTTCATCCAATCGTTCGTCCTCCGTGTCCAGTGCCTGCATGACCGGATCGTGCCCGTTCGACGCCTTGTCGATCGCCTCGATCTCGGCGCTCATGTCCGCGAGCCGTTTCGTCAATGACGCGAGGTCGCGTGAGCTTATCGACCCTTCGTCGAGCTTTTCGGCGATCAGGTTGCGCATCGCCACCAGGAGACGGCGACGATCCCCGGAAGCGGCGGCATTGCTGACCCTATGGGACTTCGACGCGCTCTTCGAGCGAGGGGTCTTCGACGTTCTGGACACCAAGACGGCCTCCGTTCAAGTGTGGAAAAAAGCCCGGGGGAAAAACGGCGCTTTGCCCGTGGTCGCCCCGACGGGGCCGGGTGGGGTCTACTCCCCACCCCCGAACCAGTCCGAGCATCGGATCGGCCCGGATTGGGTTGGCTCTGTGCGCTGTGGGGCCTTGCCCTGGGCGATGAGCTGGGCGACGCGCTCGCGCGCCCATGCCAGGCTGTGCGTGCCTTTGATGGCGTTGCACCATCGGTGCGCGGGCCCGCTGTTGTCGTGCGTGAGCGTGCCGCCTCTCGCCAGGGCGATGGTCTCGTCCACGACGAAGCTGTATGGATGCGGTGCCTTGAGCTCGTAGTCGATGGGCCGATGGCAGATGTAGCAGTCGGCCCGCATGTGCCGCCACCGCTCGCGCTCGCGCCGGCGGCGATAGCCATTGCTGTACCGCGGATTGCCCACGCACGCCTCCAATCGAACGCTTGTACGGATCGACAGACGGCGCTCGCCGGCGGGAAGAAGAGGGAAGAACCGCCGGCGAGGCGTCTGTCTGTGGTGGTTTCTCGGGTGCCGCATACGCCGGTTGTGCACGGTGCCGGCGGCGGCTGGCGGATGGTGCGGGATTCGGACCCGCGAAGCATGAGGTCGGTTGTCATGCCTGCCCGCCTAGCAAGCGGGTGCCTTCGACCGCTCGGCCAACCATCCAAGGGGATCGGATACGAAAAAAAGCCCATCCCCGATGGGACAGGCTTTTCCGATACTCCGATTACACGCGACAGCGTAACACGGAATCGGGTCATGGTTCAAGCGTCGCCGGCATCTCGTTCGTCCTTGGCTTGGGCGCATGCCAAGAGTTCCAGAATGTTCCATGCCCAATAGGGGCCGTCGATGTGCCGCGTGCCGGGCATTTTGCCGCGCGTCCGCCAGTTCTTCAAGTCGTTGCCGCTCACGGCGACGCCAGTGTTCTCCCGCACCCATCGGGCGGCGTCGGCTTGGGTTCGCGTGATGTGCATGAGGCCGGCCGAACGCAGGTATTCGAGCCGCACGCGCTTCAGGTCGAGCCATGCGCCGCATTCGGGGCACACCGCATACCGCGAGGATTGGGCGGCATAGATCGGCGTGCGTATCGGCTCGTCGTCGTCACCCTTCGTGTTCAGGCAGTCGGGGCATACGCCGACAAGACGGCGCTCGCCGGCGTGCGTGGTGGCGGTTTCGACCTTTTCCGATAGTCGGATCAGGTCTGCGTATAGGTCGCCGGCCGTGTCGAGTCGTGCGAGGTCGGGCATGTGGTGCAGCAGCAGGCGGGTGATGTCGGCCCATTGCATGAGGGTGCGGGGCCGGTCGTATCGGTCGTGGCCGATCGGTTTGACGCCGAGCATGCCGCCGGTGAGTTGCAGGTGCGTTTCCACTGCGGAGTACAGGGCTTGGGCGGCTTCGTTGACCGGCGGGGCCGCGTATGCCCTGTTGCCGTGGCGGGGCGAGCGTTCACGGGTGGTGGCCTGCTTGTAGGCGATCTGCTGGAGGGCTGGCATGCCGGCCTTCAGGAGCCATGCGAGGCGTTTCGCCCAGTCCTTGACGCATTCCTTGCACAGGTTCGCGTCGCCGGCTGGTTTGCCGCAGGCCGCGCATGTTCGTTGTTCCATCATCCCCGCCCTTTCGCTGGTGCTATACTCGCTTGTTGGACAATGCGAGCCTCTGCCGAAAGGTGGGGGCTTTTACTTTCCCGAAGCTGTTCCCGACGTGGTGGATTGGCCGGGAACGGCTTGTTTTCAACGGTTTGCTGACTTTCCTTAACTTTCTCTTCTATTGTCGCCGATGCCGGCGGGTTTTTCCGGCGCGGGTGCCGGGTGGGCTTGCAGGATGATGGCCTTCACCTCGTCGATGGGGATGCGCAGGGATCGCGCGGTCTCTTCCGGCGGCACGCCCTTGCCGTGCCATTCCACGATGATCTTCCTGACGCCTTCGGTGACTCTCACGCCCGTGCCTCCTGCCGGTCGAGCTGTTCGCATGCGGAGTGCTTGGCGCACATTTGGGCGACGCGGCGCATGCACTTGCGGATCGCGCCGCCGTAGGAGAGGGCGACGACGGTGAACCGGCCGAAGCATTCCGGGTGCGTCACGTCACGGCCGGGCGTGGCGGTGCCTCGCATGATGGTGACGGGGCCTAGCTGCCAGGCGGTGATTTTGGCGTCGATGTTGTTCATAAGATTTCCTTTCTTGGGTCGTCATTTGACCCCGTATCGGCGGCCGCCCCAGATGCCCTGCAACTGGTAGCCGTTGATCCGGTTGTGCTCGTCGGCGAACCGGCGGCACTCGCCGATGACCGGGCATGACCGGCATATGGCGAGCGCGGCCGCCTGTTCGTATGGTTTGCCGCTGAACCAGAGTTCGGGGTCGTGGTCGCGGCATGCGGCCTGATGTCGCCAGTCCATGGGTTATCGGCCGTCCTTTCGGTAGGGGTTGGCGCGTTCCACGATGGCGAGTTCGTCGAAGTGGTTCATGGCGTCGAACACGGCCTGTTTGCCTTGTTCGTAGGCTTCGGCGAGTTCGTCGGACTGTTCGGCGTCCATGATCGAACCGGCCTGCGGCCTTTTGAAGCCCGCCGTCCTGAGCCTGCGTTCGATCTCGTAGGGGCCGATTGGTTCGCTGTCGCAGGTGAAGACGATGCTCAGGCGTTTCATGACAAGTCCTTTTGCAGCGCGCGACGGCCGGCCTCGGTGATGGCATAGCGTCCGTATCCGACGTCTTGCGTGTATCCGCGTTCCTCCAGGGATTGGAAGGTGCGTTTGTGGTTGCCGTCGGCGGGCTGCATGTCGCCGTGGTTGACGAGCTGGAGCAGCACACTCTTCTGCGCGTAAGTGAGTCGTGGTCTCATTTGACGCCTCCGCTCAGCGGGTCGATGAGCTCGCAGCTCATGGCGTCGATGCGCTCGCCGGTCTTGACGGTCAGGCACAGGCGTTTGACGTCGCCGGTCTGCCGCACCTCCTGCGTGACGGTCTGCACATCCTGTTCGCCGAGCTGCGCCTGTTCGCCAAGCCCGTAACCGACCACGAACGCTGCAAACACACACACGAAGGCCGGCATGATCCTCACAGCCCATGGTCTACCGTTCCTCATTCCGTTTCCTCCGTCCCGTCAATGAGCGTCCATGCGCTCGCTGCCAGATTGACCCACCATTCGCGCTCGCTGTCGTCCATGGCCTTGCCGCTCTCGTGGGCAATCGGGCAGTCGCCGACCTGCTCGTGCAGGCGCATGGCGAGCCGTTCCGCCTCGTCCGGCATGAACGGCCTACGGTTTATGGACCGCTCGAGCTGGATGGCGAGCGCGAGCGCATCGTCATGGCCTTGGGTGTATCCGATCACGTAGGCCTCGGCCGGGCTGTCGTTGCCGAGTCCGGCGTCGGCGAGCGCGTTCAATGCCTGTTGGGTGATGTCGATGCTCATATGCGGGCCTTTCGGTGTTTGCGTTCGGCTTTCCATTTCGGGTGGTACTGCAGGAACGCTTTGAGCGTGCTTATCGGCTCCCAGAAGTCGCCGTCCGGTAGGTCGAGTTGCCACCATTGACCGCAGACCGGGCAACGCCATACCGGATCACTGCCAGAGGGCTTGCAATACTGACTGCTCACTGCCCCGCCTCCAGTTCGCTGATGTCGGTCGGAATGCCGTATTGGTCGTAGTAGAGGCGTGTGCTCATTGTTGGTTCCTTTCGTGTTCGATGAGGTGGTCGGGGCAGATGTCGCAGTAGCTTTTCTGGCTCATTGCGGTCCTTAGATGAGGTGTTGTTCGAGCATGAGGCTCCAGATGAGCGCGATGCAGGCGATGACCATCGTGACGACGAGCGCGGCGAGCGCTATGGAGATGATGATGGCGATGGCGGTGCAGAGTTTTTCGGCGAATGTCTTTTTGGGTTCGGGTGGCTGCGTGTCCATGTTGAGTTCGGGGTGGATCATCGGGTTTCCTTTGGTTGGTTGGTGCTGAGCATGCGGTCGAGGTAGGCGGTGTAGTCGTTGCGGTCTCGTGTGATGCAGTAGATGCGTGTGTTCATTGCTTGTCTCTTTCCCGTTTGATGAGTTCGTCGATGAGGGCGAGGGCGGAGTCGGGGTAGCCTTGCTTGAGTTTTGCCCATGTTCTGGCTTCGACGCCGACGGTGTGGGCGACGAGTGCCGTGAGTATGTCGTACTGTTGGCGCGTCCACGCGATCTTTTCGCCGTAGTCGATGACTCGGCATAGGTACCATCGGGCTTTTTCGAGGTCTTCCAAGGGCCGGCCCTTGCTGTGGTAGCGCCACAGGTACTTGCAGCAGTTCCCAAGGCAGAAGGTGGTGTCGGCGGTCAGGTCGATGCATTCCATGCCGGGGTGTGAGTCGGTGTAATGCTTCGGGCTGTTGACGGGGTCGTTGATCCAGCTCATTGCCTGTCTCCTTGGGTGCCGGTTCGGATGATGTCGAGGTAGGCGGTGTAGTCGTTGATGTCCCGACGGATGCAGTCCTGGACTCGGTGGGTGCCTGCGTGGTTTTGGTAGGGGTTGCCGCCGATGGCTTGGTCGGCGAGGCGGAAGCTGGTGAGGTCGAGTTTTCGGTGGTGGAGTCCTTGGGTGATGGGGTGTTCGAGGTGGCGGCTGAGGTGCACGTCGAGCTGGCGCAGGTCGAAGTCCACGTTGGTTCCTGCGGGGTGGAGTGTGTATTGGCTGAGTTGGTCGTTGAGGAATTCGTGGATGTTGAGCGCGGTGTGCTTGTAGTCGTAGCCGGTCTTGGGTGCTTCGGCGCAGGCGAGCATGAGCCCGTTGGCGAGGTGCATTTCGTAGGCTTTGAGCATTTCGGGGTGGTTGGCCCAGTTGCGCACGTTGTCGGGGTGGACGATCAGGTGCAGGCTGCCGCCTCGGGTTTCGGCTTTCAGGTCGGTGACCTGCATGCCGACTTCCAGGAGTTCGCACTGATTGGGGTCGAGGCCGGTGGTTTCGGTGTCGATCCATAGGAGCATGTGGGGTTTGGCTGGCGGTTTTGGCGGGTTGAGGGGTTTGCCGCTGACGGTGATGTCGTGTTGGGTGTTCATTGGTCGCCTTTCTTGATGTCGATGTGGGTGGGGAGGTCTTCGGGTGGCGGGCAGGGATGGCGGGTGCCGTCCTTGTTGAGCTGCTGCCAGCCGCCTGTGCGGTAGTAGACGGGGATGGTGGCGGGGTCTTTGCCCGTGTGGACGAGGTAGCCGAGCCGGTAGGCGCGTGCGGGGTGGGCGTGTACCCATCCGTGGCATCCTGTGGTGCCGCTGCCGCAGAGTTGGAGCAGGTTTTCGGGTTGGTGGAGGCGGTCGAACGGGTGGCTTCGCGGTTCCCTGTGGTGGATGCTGTCGCCGCTCCAGTGGCTGCCGGTTTCCCGGTCGCATATGGCGCATCGGTATCGGTCTCGCCGTTGTACGGTGCGGCGGGTTTCGTCGGTGGGTTTGGTGCTCATCTCTGGGCCTTTCGTTGGCATTCGTTGATGATTTCCTTGGCTTTTTGTTCCGGGTTGATGCCGGTTTTTACGCAGGCCCAGAAGTCGGTTCTCATCGCGTCGGTGAAGGTGCCGGCCGGTACGTGGTCTCGGATGTGGCCGGTGATCCACCGGTCGTCGATGACGGTGCCGTCGGGCAGCGCGTGCCGGTAGGGTTTCGGCTGGTCGGGCATGGTGTCCGTGTATGCGCCTTGGCGCAGCCATCGGCTCATGTTGGGCGCGTATTTGGGTTCGTCGATGGTTTTGGCGTAGGCGATGACGCTGCCGATGAGCTGTCTGGGGTCGGCCGGCGGCCGGCCTGCGACGCCTTGGATGGCGAGGTTCCACGCCTTTTCGGCTTCGGTTTTGCTGCCGGTGTGGCGCGGGTAGGCGTTCCATGCGGTCTCGAACTGGTCTTCGAGCATCCTGGCCTCGAGTTCGGCCATGGTGGTGCGCTCCGGCTTCGACTCGGACGCCGACGCCGACACCGGCGTCGGCGCGGAGGGGTTGGGGGAGGTTATATCGGTGTGGGAATAGGTATAGGTAAGGGTGCTTCGTTTTTGCTTGCCGGTTTGCTTCGCGTTTGCTTCACCTTTTGCTTCGGCAAGTGCTTCACCTTTTGCTTCGTCCGGTTGAAGCATTTGCTTCGCGTTTGCTTCACTGTTGCTTGAGGCGTTTGCTTCGTTTTTGCTTCGTCTCGAGCGGCCGGACGCCTTGCCTCCGGCACGGCCGGCGCGGGCGCGTTTTTCCTGTAGTTCCTTGGTGGCCGCGTACTTGCAGAGCATGGTGCCGTCCGGGTTGGCGGCGACGATCTCGAACACGTCCGGCTCGGTTTCGCGCCACAGGCCGGCGTCCACGAGCTGGCGGGCGAGCTTCGGGCTGCCGCCGAGCTTCCTGACGCGCTGCATGGTGATGGCCCCGTCGTAGTCGCCGTGGCGCAGTTGGCGGCCGACGTAGCTGCCGGCCATCGTCCACAGGCCCATCGCGGACAATGGAAGCTCCTCGCATTGCGGGGCGTCGTAGATGCCGTCGTCGATCATGAACCAAGTCATGGTTGAACCTCTCTCAATGTGATGGGTTATTTGATCTCGCCGGTGTTCGGATCGACGGCCTCCCCGCTGTCGGTCTCGTCCGCATCGTCGTCGGGATCGGGATAGTCGGGCGCGCTTTCCTCGAACGTGGCGAGGCTGTCGTGGAGGTTGTCGTACAGGACCGCGCGGCGTGCGTCCTTCGGATAGGTGAGCAGCCGGTTGATGACCTCGGCGCAGTCGATGATGTGCTGCGCGAGCGCGTCCGTGTCGTACACGGCCTCGGTGTACGGGTCGATCTGGTGGAACTTGTCGAGGTAGGCGTCTTTGGTTTCGAGCTGCATCTTGTGGTTGACCGCGCGGCGGAAGTCCACGGCCGCCTGCTTGATCTTCGCGCACGAGCTGTTGAAGTCCAGCAGGCTCAGCGGGCTCATTTCGTCGGGTATGAGCGCGTCCTGGACAAGGTTCGAGTCTTTTTTCTTTGCCATGAGGGTGTCCTTTCTAGAATTCCGGGTCGCCGGTGTCGGCGGCGAACATGTCCGGCGTGTGGCCGCTGCCGCCGTTGGCCCACGGGTCGGACGCCGGCGGCGGTGTCGTCTGCTGCGGGGGCTGCGGGGGCTGGCCGTTCGGGTTGCCGTAGGTGCCGCCGCCCTGATAGCCGTTGTGGCCGCCCTGTTTCGTGACCTGCGCGGTCGCGTACCGCAGGCTGGGGCCGATCTCGTCCACGGTCATTTCGACCACGGTGCGGTTGGTGCCGTCCTGCGCCTGATACGAGCGTTGGGAGAGGCGGCCCTGGGCGATCACGCGCATGCCCTTCGAGCATGATTGGCTGATGTGCCGGGCGAGGTCGTTCCACGCCGAGCAGCGCAGGAACAACGCCGTGCCGTCCTCGTACTGCTGCGTCTGGCGGTTGTAGGTGCGGGGCGTGCTGGCGATCGTGAACGACGCGACCGGATTGCCGTTGGACAGGGTGCGCAGCTCGGGGTCGGCGGTGAGGTTGCCGATGATCGTGAGAATGGTTTCGCCGGCCACTAGTCCTCGTCCTCCATGTCCTCGATCCAGTCGCCGACGAACGTGGCGAGGGCGTGCGCGTCCTCGGCTGCGCGGCGCGCGATGCCCCATGCCACGTCTTCGCGGCGGTTGTGGCAGTGCAGGGCGAGGTCGGAGAGCGCCGCATAGGCCATGTCGGCCACGTCGCGCATGTGCTCCAGCTCGGCCAGGGTCTCGTCGTCTCCCTCGTCTTCCCCGGCGATGTCGTCGGTGCAGCCGAGCAGCCGGCCGGCCAGCTCCTTCGCCAGACGCTCCTCAAGCGTGATCTCGTCGGTCATTTCTTGGTTCCTTTCCTTTGGTAATCGGGCTTGATCTTCCACATGCAGCGCGCGGACACCTGCCGTCGGCCGCGGTCAACGACCACGTCGCCGAAGCGGGGGAAGATCAGCGTGCGATCCCACTGCGGGTCGGCGTTGAGTTGGCGGATCGCGGCGATGAGCGAGTCCAGGAGCTCGCCGACACCCATGTGCCGCGCCTCGTCGCTCAGGGGCCACTCGAACAGGCTGCACCCCTCTTCCCTGTGGTCGTATTCGTCCGTTGGCGGCTGGGATGCCATGCGTGTTCCTTTCCTTGTGCGCGGAGTATGCGGGTTGCGGTCGCGCTGGACCCGGTCGGAACGGCCGCAGGAGTCGCGGCCTGCCGTGTCCATCGCTCCCCGCTCGCACGGACTTCGGCGTTGTCCTGTCAGTGGCGTGCGAGGGGGCGACGTTGACGCGATCGCAGTGGACGGCGGCCGAATCGAACGGCTTCCCGGTCTTTGCCCGCGCCCGCCTGACGACGCGAATCTCGACCGGGGGCGAACCTGCCCGCCCTTGGCGCGCCGCCGGTGGGGAGAACCGGCGACGCGATCATTGAGAGAGGTGGTGTTAACGACTTGTTCCTTGTCGCCGCCCGCCGCATCGGAAGGAAGGTCGCAATGGCGGCGGGCAAGTCTTAGATGGTCAGCACGAGCGCGATCATGCCGGCGCGCCAGAACGTGCGAGCCAACGTGTCCGACGGCTTCCGCCCCGCCTGAGACGGGTTGATGAGGGCGATGTCCGCGAGCTCGGCGAGCACGTACACCGCGAGTAGCGTCCACTGCTGCCAGACGATCCCGCTCACTGTTCGTCTCCCTGCTCCTCGACGATGGCGATGAACGAGGTCGGCACGACGAGGAACGCCCACCACGCGGCCAACCCATTGCCGAGCGGATGAGCACAGGCGTCGTGCGTGAACAGCCACACAATGCAGACGATGAACGATATGACGGCCACGAGGCCGATCGTGTACGGGTAACGCTTGAACATCATGCCCTCCTTCGGGCTGGACGGATGTAGGCCCCTCCGCCGGTAGGCTTGAAGCTGCGACACAAACAGGCAAAACCAACGGAGGGAAGAATCAATGGATGTGATGGGACTTATAGGAACCGCGACGGGGGTGGTGTCATTGGCGATACTCGTGGCTCAGGAGGCGAGGCATTTCGGCGACATGCCGGCCATCAGCTCGGCAAGCTCGAAATACCGCACGATTCTGGAGAACAACGGAAGCGCGGACGCCACGGACGTGCTGGTGATCCAGCGAGACATGAGCGAACCACGACCGGACTCGCCGCGCTGGAAGTTCCAAGCGATCCGCGCACACGACTCGGCACGGCTCGACGATGCCAGAACCGACGATGAAACATGGTTCGAGGTCATATACGATCACCCTCACCGTCGGAATCGGAAGATAATGACGTGGTGCCCGGCTCGGAACGACTCGAACCTCGCACGCGAGTTATTCGCACGGAGCGCACTTCCTTGGTGGCGGAGACTCCCAGCAGCGTGGCGAACACCACGCCTGCACGTCGGCCCTCAAGGTAGGCGGTCAGCAGTTGTCCGCTCAGACCCAGCATCATTAGCTCGACTGCGCAAACGAGTTGCCGGGAAGGCAGAAAAGGCGCGGCGATCATAAACACCGCGTTGACCGCGAGCTGGGCGATGCTCGTCCAACCGGGCGACACCCATGACACCGAATCACGATGGCCGCTCATGCTCCCACCACCGCTTCGGCGAACGCCTGCGCGGTCGCCGTGGTTGCTGTAGTGTGTGTCATGACTGCTTCTTTCAATGAGGGGGAATGCATGGGTGCGAGCGTGGATGTCGCCACTTGGGTTTCGGTGGGATGCGCCGCCGTGTCGGCGGTGTTCGCCGGGGTGACGGTGTGGTGGCCCTGGCATACGAGGCCGGCTCCCGACCTGCGCCATGAGAAGGACGAGTTTTCGGTGACGCGCGAGTCGATGGCGCATCTGTTGGTGACGTGCGGGTTGCAGCGGCCGCGTCTGCTGGTGCGCTGGCGCAACGACGGGGACGGAACCGCATACGCCGTCACCGTCAAAGCGGCGGACGGTTCATGCGCGGTTCGCATGGCCGTGCCGGACACGTCGAAGCCGAGCGGGTTCGATTTCGTGGACAGCGTGGGGAAGATGGAGCCGGGCGAGAGTTTCGAGGCGATCATTCTGCCGACCTCCACGGAAGATGTCGACAAGCCCGTTGTCCTGCTGGACTGGAAAGAGTCACCAACCCGCCTGAGGATGGGTCACGGATCAGAACGAGTCGCGCTTCCGTATCGACTGCCAGGAAAGCGTCCGCTCCTGCGCCAAGAAAGAATACTGGCTCTTCACATGATCCAGACGACCGCTGCGGAGTATGGCTACCCCTACGAGCAATTCGCCTCGCAAATGCTTGGAATCGACCTTGAAGACCTCGACCCTTGGTCGGCTCCTGACTCGAAGAGCAAGACAGAGTCGCCGGACTCCGGGGAATGATCTCGACGCGGCCATCACGGTCGAAGAAGAACACGCTCATGCCGTCACCTCTTCCGGCTGGGTGCTGTCTGTGGGCCACGGGTCAAGAGTGCGACCCATGAGATAGTCCACGGACGTGTGCAGAAGCTCGGCGAGCCGGTTGATCTCGCCGGCAGTGAATGGGATCAGGCCGGCTTTCTTGTCGGCGTATTCCCGTGCCGTCAGGCCGATCGCGTCTGCGAGCTGGTTCCAGCTCAGACGGTGCCCCCATGCGAGGTCGTCGAGTCGTTCCTCGGTGACGGTGATCTTGTGGCTCATGGTTATTCCTCCATGCTTCTGATCCAGCGGTCCATAGCGGCTTTCGTGACCCTGCGTCGGCCTGGCTTGCCGAAGCGGTTCGGCGGACGGAATGTGTCGAGGTCACCGTTGTTGATCGCCAGGCGTACCCCCTCGTAGTCGAGCGAGTACACCTGCGCGGCCTGCGCCGGCGTCCACGCCAGCCTCTCCCACAACGGCACGCGGCTCATGTCCTTCAATGCATCCATGCCCGCGGTCTCAACGCTCATCGTGACGCCTCCTTGGTCTTGGTATCGGTGATGCCGACCGACTCCTCGGCGGAGTCAAGCCGCTCTGCCGAAGCAACAATCGAGGACAGCGGACGATTCACGGCGCACGCGATGCGTCTCAGCTCGTCGAAGTTGAAAATGCCGACATTGATCTTGCGGTTCAACGTGTTGCGAGGGATACCGGATCTGTCTGCGAGCGCAATCTGAGTCATATCTATCTCCGCAAGGACTTGCTTTATTACAACCCCTAAATGTTTTTGCTCAAGCAGTTTCTGTTTCATATGAGACATAATAGGACGCACTGCACGTCATACAAAACCCAGCGTGTCTCATATGAAACATATTTGATTCACTTATAAGTAATATGACTCATATGCCAACAGGAAAGAAGACCGCAACGATTGAATCGAAGACGCTCTCAATCGCGATCAAGAGAGCTATGGCCGTGCGAAACATCAAAACGCGAGCCCTAGCCGACGAGTCCGGCGTACCCTATGGAACACTCCGACGCATACTTGAACTCAATACGGTCGCAGACTACGAACAACTCAGAAAACTCGCCGACGCCCTACGCATGCCGTTATCATCCATCATCGCGGACGCCGAACGACTTACAAAAGACGCAGGCGTCATCGAAGACTATCAATCCTTGGAAGCCAACCACGAGGATATCGACATCGACGCTTGGGCCGACCGCATCAAGGCCGAGGATTCCGTACACAACAACTAACGGTCTTGCGCTCGCCAACATCAGCGAGCGCAAGACCTCTCAATATCAATGATCGGCAAAACGAAGGAGTCTGAAATGGGGTTACTGTCCTGGCTGTTTGGAAAGAAAGGCAAGCATGCGCCTCAACAGGTTCCCTCCGCAAAACCCTCATATGTATCTCGGCCCGCTCCCGTCGTCAGGAACGACAGTACCGATGACTGGTCCTTGCTGGCGGATTTTCAAGCTCATGCCGTCAGAGCCGATGCAGTCGTTCTGGATACGGAGACCATCAATTCTCCCATCGGAGTCCAGGTTATAGAGATCGGCGCGATCCTTTTACGCGACGGGTCGCCGATACACGAATACGGGCAGCTCATGGCCCCAGCCTCCGACCTGACTATGGCGGCAACCCTGTTCTCCGGCATCACCGAAGCGGATATCGCCATGCAGCCACGGGCAGGACAGATCATTCCCCTGTTCACGCGGGCCATCCAGTCGCTTGACGTCATCGGTCATAACGTGGCATACGACATCAACGCAATAAACCAGGAAGCGGCCAGAGCGGGCTGTTTGCAGCTCAGGAACAACACCATCGACACCATGCTCATCGGCGGCGCAATGTTTCCCAACGCCCCATCGATGAGCCTGTTGGAGCTCGCAAGACTTCTGGGCGTATCCGACACGGAGGAGCATCGGGCCTTGGCTGACGCCCGACAGACTCTGGAATGCTGGAAACGATTGAACAGCATAGACAGTCCAATCATTCTGTCTCATAAGGAGCGGGATTGGTCGAAACGTCGTTCCGAGGCGGAGAAGCGTCGAAGAGACAAGATATTCGCCAAAAGCGCCTATCTGCAAGACAGAGATCTAACACCCGTCAATGATCGTCCCGAAGGGCAGGTCATAGAGACGATAGACTGCGGCGTGGAAATCTCCGGAGACGAGCACCATCAGAATCTTCTGCGAGGTTACGGCTACGACGCATGGCTGTGGGTATATGTGGTCGAGGACCATATCAGAAAAGGACAGTTCATCGGCCACCCTACATACTGGGTATATCTCGACGGGGAGGAAATCGGCTATATCAGCAAATATCAAATGGAACGTCACTGCGGGCAGGTGCCCTCTGACGGCGCGGTAATGCTGGCTCACATTCCAGACAGAGCGAAGGACAGAGAAGCCGGACGATGGCAGCTCCGATTGCAGATGCCCGAGGGACACGAACCGATGGATCTTTCCGATCAGGTCATCAAACCAGATAAGCCACAGCGCAAACCCAGCACCGTCAAAATCACAGAAAAACCGGCAAAACAACCCGTGCGGCATTCAGACGACACCGTTTTCGTCAATGCAAAGCCGCACAAAAAGGTCCTTGCCCCAATAGGTCGAAGTGTAACCATTGACTCGGCGCGAGAAGCCGATACCATACTTTCCGGTCTCAATGACGGCGATCATGCATGGGTCACGGTCAAACCATCCAACGATCTGCTTGTCATTCGTCTCGCGGGCCAGATCATCGGAACGGCCGGGCTGCCGGACGACTTGGGGCCATTCGGGAATGAGGCCAGAGTCACCGCCGCAACCATAAACAAGCAGGACGGGAAAGCCGTAATAACCGTGAAACTGCCGTGAACATCCGCCCCGGTCGCTCTTTGCGAGCGCCGGGGCTTTTCGTTGTTTAGGCGGCTTCGTCGATGACTTGGACATCGACGACATCCGTGTCATCGTGCAGGTCGGGTATGGCCTGGCCGAGGAGTCTGGCGAGGCTGGCCGTGTCCCTGTGGGTGTAGTGGTTGGTCATGCTGATGCTGGTGTGGCCCATGATGGCGGTCCGGGCATCGTCGGGCATGTTGGCGCGTGCTGTCATGCTGGCGGTCCAGTGGCGTGCGCTGTGTATGGTGACCTCCGGGAGGCCTGCGGCCTTCAGCGCCTTGTTCCAGTTGTAGCGTTCGGTGCCGCTGCGTATGGGGTTGCCTCGCGAGTTGGTGAAGATGAGATCCTTGGGTCCGATGCCTAGGCGTTTGATTCGCGCCCAGAGTCGTTGCCAGAGGCTTTCCGTGATGGGTACGAACCGGTGGGCGGCGTGGGTCTTGGGTGTGGTGAGCCAGAGGATGCCGTACAGGTGCTCGGCTTTGAGCCATCCTGGTATGACCGCCTCATCGGGGTTGCCGTATTGCTGTATCTGCTGTTGGACGTGTATGCCGGGCACGCCGTCGCGTTGCTCGAGCTCGTAGGGCATGAGCGCGTAGCGTTCGCCTTCCCTCATGCCGGCGGCGAACGCGAGTTCGAACAGCAGCATCCACATTTCGTCCACGTCCACGGTCGATGCCGGGCCGCGTCGTTTCGCGCCGCGGTTGGGCACGGCCTCGATCAGCTGTTTCGGCTGGTCGGGCGAGAGGATCCTGGTCTCGGTGGGTTCGACTCGCGGCGGTTTGACCCTGCGGCATGGATCCACGGGGATGAGCTCTTCGAGTTCCGCCTGGTCGAGCATCATCTTCAGGCTCACATAATGGTCTTTGAGCGTGGATGGGGCGAGCCGTTTGGACAATACGCGCATGCATTTGCGGATGTGGTCGGCGGTCAGGTCGGTAAGTCTCACGCAGCCGATGACCTCCATGCAGGCGTGGATGCGGCCGGCGCGCGTGCGGTATGTGGTTGGTTTGACGTTGAGCCGGTATTCCTCAAGCCACCTTTCCGCGTAATCCTTCAGATACGGGCTCTTCGCTCCGGGCAGCAGGCCTGTGCGTTCCATCTCCGCGATCTTGGCGTCGAAGCGTTCGCGCGCGTCGGACTTCGTGCGCCCCTTGGCGGAGATGTAGCGGCGTCTGCCGGTAGCGGGGTCGCGTTCGATCTCCCGGCGGAATTCCCACGATCCGTCCTTGCGGTGGATGATGGTTCCCGCGCCCTTGGTGCGGCGATGGTTGCTGGCTGTCAT